CCAGCAGGTCGCGCTTCTGGTCTGCCCATGAATCGTTCGGGTTCGCCACGTTCATGCGCGCCCCGCCCTCGACCAGCGCGGCATAGTCCACCGCACCGTTTTCCATCGGCAGCTGTTCACTGGCGGCCTTGATCGCATCCTGCATTTCGTAGAACCGGGCGGTGCGGTTGCCGTTGTCATCGCACAGGCCGTTGACCTGTTTTGCCACACCTTTCATGGCGTCTTCCATGCTGGCGTAGCTTTTCACTGCCGCCATTACTGGTGCGCCCATCGCCAGCCCTGCAGCCGTGGTGGTGGCCCCGGCTCCGGCAATCCTGTCCCGCACCTCCAGACGGCGGGAGTACTGCTCGCGGACCGCATTCATTCGCGCCTGCTGTTCGCCCAGGCGTTTCAGGGATTTCATCTGACGGTCCAGCGCCTGCCGGGTTTCGTCGGCGTTCTGCCGCAACTCCCGCTGCGCGCTGCTGAGCTTCTTCGTATCCAGCCCGGCCTCATTGAGCGCAAGGCGCTGACGCTGCACCGACTGGCGAAGCCCGTTGTATTTACTCTGCAGGTCGGTGACGCGGCTTTTTGCCTGTTCCATCAGCCGGGACTGCGCCGCCGTCGGGCGGTTGGTGGCTGAGAACTGCGTGGCAAGTTTTGCCGCTTCTTCGTGGGCGGCTTTCAGGCTGTTACCGGTGACGGCCAGCTGCGCGCTGGCTTTGCGGAAACCGTCAATCCTGCCCGCCTGGGCATCTAACTCTTTAAGACGGGCACGGCTTTGCTGGACGGCAGTTGCCAGCTCCTTCGAGCTGGCCTGCGCGGATCGGAACGGGCGGGTGAGCTTATCAACCGCATTAAGAATCACCTGCAGGCGCAGGTTGTTGTCACTCATCGCTGGCCCCGCTTCGCAGAATGGCTTTGTGTCGCCACTCCAGCACGTCCGTTAGCGGCATAACGTCAGTGACGGATGGCGACCAGTGAAAGATGGTGGCAATGTCTGCCACCAGATCATCAACCGTCAGGCTGTCGGCAAACCGGCAAGCACCGACTTCTTCAATAAAAAAGTCACCACCTCAACCGACAGCGCGGTGAGATCGGCAGGGTCCAGCTCCGCCATTTCCTGCGCGGTCAGGGTCGGCGTGGAGATTCGCGGAATAACGGTCATCATCGCGCCCACGTCCATATCCATGATGGCCTGCAGGCGGGTGCCCCGCAGCGCGCCGGACTGCGGTTTACGCAGTACAATCTCGGTGATTTCCGTCTTTCCACGCTTGATCGGCGTATCCAGCTGCACGGTCTTTTCGGTTGGTTTATCGCTCATGTTTTTTTCCTGTATATGCGTACTGACGCGGTTGCCCGCGCCGTTCAAGTTATTCAGAGGCCGAGGGCATTACGGTGCGCTTCCATCAGATCCACGCCGTCCACGATTTCAATCATGTTGACCAGATCGACCTCATAGAGCACTTCGCCGTTAATGGTCAGCTTCGCGTAGCTGTTGGTGCTGGTCACTTTGGTGGTGCTGCTTTCGCCGGTCTTCCACTCGCCGGAATCCAGCTCCTTATGACGCCCGCGCACAACCAGCTCGACGGCCTGTACCTCGCCGGTGTCGTCACGCTGGATAGAGCCGGTAAAGCGCAGCTGGATGGCGTCCACCGTGGTTTTGCCCATCTGTTTAAACAGCAGCAGCTCGGTGCCGCCGATGGAGAACTCCGTGTCAATGGCGCCGTCGTCCAGCCCCATATCCACATCCACCGCGCCCGGCATCCCGCCGCCGCGATACTTCTCAAACTTGCGGGTGAATTTCGGCAGGGTCAGCGATTCGACGATCCCCTGCCAGTTGTTCCCGTCGTTGAACAGGTTCAGGTGTTTTAACTTGCGTGGTAAAGCCATGGTGTCCCCTTACGCGCTGACCTGGCTGGAGAAATCCAGCAGGTACTGATCGGTGATGCGCTGGCGCAGCATCAGGTTTTCCAGCGGCGGCACTGGCGTGTAGTCGTAGTCGATGGTGAGTTTCCCGGCTTTCAGGGAGTCTTTATCGTTCACGGCCTCATCCAGCCAGCAGTCCGCCCCGATGATGTAGCCCTGCGATTTCAGGCTGCGCAGTTTGGCGCGGATACCCTCGATAATGTCGCGGGCCAGCGACGGATTCAGCACGCCATCCACCGCCCACATATGCGCCTCGGCGATGGTGTCCGCCAGCACCTGCGCCGTGCGGGTGTAGTTCTCAAAGGCAAACAGCGGATCGTCGCTCAGGCAGCGGGAACCCCAGAAGCGGAAGCCGTCCTTGCGGATAAGGGTGGTGACGTCGTTCTGGTTCAGCAGTCCCGCATCGGTTGCCGGGTCCTGCAGGTCCCAGAACACATCAGCGGACAGCCCGGTGACGCCGTTCACGCCGACGTTGGAAAGCGTCTTGTGCCAGCCGGTCTGCTCGTCGATTTTGGCGCGCAGGCCGAGCGCACGGGCGGAGGCGTACGCCGTCACGTCGGCATTCAGCACGGTGTCAAAGTTGATGAAGTCCGGCCAGATCAGCATCCCCTCGCGCTGGCTGAAATTAGCGCGATAGGCAATGGCGTCTTCCACCGTTTTGCAGCCGTAGGCGGAGAGATAGGCAAATCCGCGCAGACTCTGCGCCACGCTCAGTAGTTCAGTTGCCACCGCCTGCGTATCGTGTCCCGGCACGCCAAGGATGCGCGGTTTCACGCCAAGCTGTGACTGCGCCGAGAGCAGCGCTTTCATGCCTGTTTTTTTGCCGTCAGCAGTCACGCCGCCGATGATATTGGAGGTGGTTTCCGCTTCGGTTTCGCCCTGCGCCACACGCACCACGACGGTAACGGGTTTGGCCTGGTCGGCAATCGCATCCAGCGAGCGCGCCAGTGTGCCAGACTCGCCCGCTTTGCCGCTGGCAGTCAGTACATCGGTCAGCAGGACCGGTTTGTTGAGGGGGAACATTGCCGCATCGGCATCATCGCCGGTGCAGACCATGCCCACGATGGCGGTGCTCACCGTGGTAATGGGTCGGGTGCCTTCGTTGATTTCGACAACGCGCACGCCGTGGTGGTAATCCTGAGCCATAAGGCAGTCACTCCGGTGTAGAGGGGGTGTGACTATGTTCTGGCGGAATTACGCGCGGCGCACGTGACGGGCATTGTGAAGTGAATGAGACAATGAAGGGTTACAAAAATCCCCGCAGGCGCGGGGAACTTAATCATTATGACTCGTCAGAAACATCAATCAGAACAGGTGCGCCATTTGCGTCCACCGACAATCTTTTCCCTTGCGGGATTTCTGTCATCGTGAAAAACCAACTGTTTTCCGGCAGCTCAACTGCACCATGAATGTCATGAAAACCCGGCAAAACCTCTGTCATTGTTACTGGATTAAACAGGCGCATAGATAACCCTCCATGAAAAAGAGTTTGATGATGCGGCGCCATCATATTGCTGGCACCGGGCTGTAAAACCTGATGCAGTGACTTCGCTATCAATAATCATGGAAACATGAAGTGCATTGACAGTCCTGTCACTGGCTATACGCTCTGCAATACTGATATATCGCGAAAGCTCAGGCAGTGCGATTGGATACGTGATGGTGGCTTTACCTGCACTGTGAACACCACTCATCCCATATAACTCAATGGCCCCGTCTGACCAAATAATCCATCCACCATTAGCATTCCTTCCACGGCTGGTAACAAACTTCGCCTCTCCCAGGCCCAGATACTGCAGCAACCCCGAAACATTTTTCCCGCTTAATGCCGTCAGGGTACTGTCCAGCGGCTGCTTCCCTGCCAGGGCATTAGTCATCGTTGTGGCAAAGTTTGGATCGTTGCCCAGGGCCGCCGCCAGCTCGTTAAGTGTATCCAGCGCCGCCGGGGACGAACCTACCAGTGCCGCCAGCGCTGATTTCACAAAAGCCGTTGTGGCAATCTGCGTGTTGTTGGCCGTCTGCGCGGCAGTGGGTGCCGTCGGCGTTCCCGTAAGGGCCGGATTTGCCAGCGGCGCTTTCAGCGCCAGCGCGTTATTGAGTGTCGTCACCACCGCCTGTACAAACGCCGTGCTGGCAATCTGTGTAGTGTTCGTTCCTGCCGGTGCGGTTGGCGTTTTGGGCGTGCCCGTCAGGGTCGGGCTGTCTTTCGGGGCGTACTGCGTATGCGGGTCCGCTGCGGCGATGTGTTTTGCCAGCTGATCATCCACATAGATCTTCAGCTCCAGCACCTTGTCATCGACATACTTGCGCGTTGCCAGCACCACCGCCGGATCAATTTTCAGGGTGATAGTGTCGGTGCTGCTGGTAATCAGCACCATGCGCACGGTCTGCGTGCGTCCGCTCCCCTCCGCCAGCTGCGGTTTGTAGCTCTCCGGGCAGTTGCCCACGGCGATTAGCGCGCCGGATTCATCAAATAGCCCGACCTCGCGAATCCACCACCCGCCTTCGGTTTCAGGGATCACCTGCTCGGCAATAATCTGGCTGCTGTTCTGCGGGTCGATGTACAGCATATTGAGATCGGCCCGGCGCTTTTCAGCAATCAGCCGGGTCTGCTGCGCGCTGGGAGTGGGGAGTACCCCGCCACCGTCGCCCACGGCCATATGGGTAATTTTCAACGGAACGCCGAGGGCGGCGGCGCTGGCCAGTTTCGCTGCGCCGATCTCCGTCAGCAGGGTATAGAATTTTGCGCTCATGGATTTACTCTCACTGTGTCAATAACGTGGACCGCTCCGCCCTTGTAGGCGATGCCACCGGAAAGAATGGTGTCGTTGATATACGGGAAAATCGTGATTTCTTCGCCGGTGTAGTTGGCTGCGCCGACGAAATACGGCCCACTGGTCTGCAGGTTGATGGACATGCCGATCAGATGACGGCTGCAGGGTTTGGCGTCGCTGATGAGGCGCTCCAGCTCAAGATAGGTTTCTTCCGTGATGCCCTGGTCCTGCACGCCGATATCCAGTCGGAATGTGCCCGGCTGTTCACCGGTCTGCCACCATTCGATAATGCGGATCAGGAAACCGAACGGCTCCACCACCCGACGCACTGCGCTGGTCGTCCCTTTGTGCTGATGGATATAGAACGCATCCTGCGCCACCCGGCGCTTCACGCTTTCCGTCCAGCTCTCATCCCAGCGATCCACGGAAAAGGCCCACGCCAGATACGGCAGGAAACTGACCGGACAGGTTGCCGGGTTCCACAGGTCACGCAGCGGCACCTCCAGCCCCGAAATCCCGCTGCAGCTCTGCGCCAGTCGGCGCTCAAGTGGCGATGAGCCAGGCGGCAGCAGACTATTCATCCGTGCCTCCGTTGGTCACATTCCACTGCGTGCAGGAGGCGGCCTGCGTTTTGTCCAGAACCACATCATCTAGCGGAGACGCCAGCTCCACGCGCTGCACACCTTCCACATGCAGCGCGGCATACAGGGCGCTGCGACGAATATCACGCCCGAGCCGCGTCTGGCTGGCGATGTACTTCTGCAGGCTGGCTTTTGCCGCTGCCATCACCGGCTCCGCCTCCGGTCCCGGATAAAGGAAGATTGTCGCCTCCACGAGGTACGGGATAATTTCGGCGCTGCGCACCGTCAGGCGGTCCGCTACCGGGCGCACGCTCTCGCTGTTCAGCGCCTTTTCAACCACGGCCAGCAGGTCATTGTCTGCCGTACCGTCACCCTCCCGGCTCAGCACGGTCAGTACCACGTCCGCCGGTGTCGGGCTGGTTGCGCTGGCATCCGCCACGCGCCCGTCCGCACTTCTGGCGTGAAATTCGTAAGCCGCTGTCGGCCCCGCTACGGACAGGCCCTCAAACGCGGCGGGTACACGCAGACGCAGCGCCTCGTCACTTTCCATTACGGCGGCAACCGGCGGCACGGCGTCGTTGTTGGCAGGCGTCACTGTCAGGCGCTTCACGTTATAGTTGGCGGCCAGCTGCTCCAGATCGCCGCCGAGGGCATAGGCGACCATGACCGCCTGCGCGGCCTCGTTGATACGCTGGCGTAGCAGAACTTCACGGTAGGTACTTTCCTGCAGCTGTTTGGTGATGGGTTCAGATTCGAGCGTCAGCGTGCGCGCGACTGCCGCCTGCTCATCCGCCGGATAGAGCGCCACAAAAGCGGCCTTACGCTCCGCCAGTAATGTCTCAAAATCCGGCACGTCCACAATCTGCGGCGCGGGGAGCTGGGAAAGGTCAATGACCGCCATTGTCTGCTCCTGTCGATACGGAAAGGGAAACCGGCGCGCCGTTGTTGCGCTGCCCGGTCAGGTCAACAACCATCGAGCCGTCAAAGTGGGAATTGATGGTGATAGAGTCCAGCGTCAGACGTGGCTCCCAGCGGCTCAGGGCTATATACACCGCCGACATGATCTGCAGACGCAGGGCCGGATTCTGCGGCTGGTCAATCAGAACGGATAAGAGGGAACCATATTCCCGCCGGGCAATGCGACTGCCCTGCGGCGTAAGCAGAATATCGCGCACCGACTGGCGCAGATGGTCCGCGTCCGTGATGGCTTTGCCGTTGGTCTGGCTCATGCCGAGATACAGCGTCATACCGGACCTCCCGACGTGTCGCCGCCCTTCATGACTTTGATATGAGCATGGTTATCGACCACAATTCCGTTGGAACTCATCGCGCCGCCGCCCTGGGTGACGCCGCCATTAATGATCACTTCACTGTTGATGCGCGTGGTGTCGGCCTCCACCACAAACTCCGAGGTTTTGAGGGTGATATTGTCGGCAGCCTCGATCACCATGGATTTGATCCCCCTGACATGCCAGCGCCCGGTGGCGGGTTCGTACTCAAACCAGCCGCCGTCAGGGTACTGCGTCACGCAACCGTCCACGGAATCCGATGGCGGCGCAAACTGGCTGGAGTAAATGGCAGGCAACGCAAAGGCGGTTTCGAGATTGCCGCCCATGCTCAGGACCACCACCTGCTCATCCGTCGACGGGCACCACCATGTACTGGCACCACCGGCGCGCAGCGTCAGCCAGTTAATCCAGTTGGTTTCGAGTTCGCCTACCTTCACCCGGCACAGCCAGTTCTCCCGGTCCACTTCGGTTACGGTACCGGTTCGGATCAGGTTGGTGATAAGGCGCATGATTTCTGTGAGTTGTGCATTCATAAAAGAATAATGCACAACATATTAGAATTACTCGATGTGATTTGATTGTATTAATGACGATACAAAACTTCTGAAATTAAGGAGAAAGTACACAGTATTTTCACTGCGTACTTGTGAGAAAAATCACTCAACATTAATAATGCCGGAGAATATATCTTGCATTAAACAAGAAATATCAATAAGAGTTTTTTCTTTAATAGGATCAGAGATCTCCAAGGACTTTATCACGAACAATATTCGTTCAGACGCAGGTAAATAGTGAGATGGATCAGACGTTTCAATTGCCGAAAAAAATATAGCTATTCCCGCAATCGCAAGAATCATCATAATACCTTCGCCTTCATATATAATGGACGCAATCCTAATTCCCCATTTATCAGCCTCCTTCTCAACCTCTGATTCAACTAAATCAGGCTGCTGATGGTTCATCATGGCATGAGAATATTCATGAGCTGCTACGAATAACTCACAGCCAAAGACCATATCATATATAATCTTTTGCCCCACAGGACCGAAGTTCATTATAGATGTATAAGCAAGTTCACCACGTACATGGTAATTCTTAAAAAAATCCCTCCATTCGTTTAAGTCAATCTTGCTTTGTAATAAAGCGCTTCTATTCTGCTCACTACTCAAATATTTTTCCCACTCTGACCGCCACTCTTTTTCACTACTACCTTGCAGAAGAGTATTAGGATAACTGCTAACAAACAAACTAATTACACCATGAATAAATTGAAAAATCCCTGACTCAAAAATTATGAAAATCTTTGACTTTCCGTCTAGGCATTTAACTGGCGCGGCAAGTGCACTAACTCTTCCGGTTGGAGCACAACAAAACCCACCATAGTTTTGGTGATCAAAAGGAAATATTTTTGCTACTAATTCAACCTTACTCATCAAGCGAGATGCTATGCTATAACTCACACGATCATCATAGATTGTTGGAAGAATAACTATACCTTGAATATTGTTAGATAACTCTTCAATATAATCAGAAGGTAAATTATTCATTTTATTACGCACATAAGAAAAACCCTCATCACTATTTAATGATTGGGCCAACTTATCCTCTTTATATACCTGAGCACCTAAATTATACTTTATAATATATTCTTCAATATATCCTTCTAGTTTTTTATAATCATCATTATATTCAGACATTAATTTAATCATGCGAAACCTCATCATTTATGAGGTTTCAGCATAATAAAAAATAAACTTAAAAACAAACCTTAATTCACCTCATTAGAATAACAAATAAAACCAACCAATCTAATATTTGCAATATTAAAATCTTGAAGCTAAGGTAAATAGTCATCAAAAATCCTGATCAACCCTTCTAGTATATTTTTGTTAATTTTCTTATCGAACCCTAACAAACGACGCTCCACATAACTCACTACCGGTCCCTTACGGCTTACTCGATCTCGAAGACCGTACTGATGTACCCGCGCAATCCGCTGTACCTTCCCAACGAACTGCACGCTAGCTGAATCCGCGCTGGCTGCAGTTTTTAGGTATTTTGCCGTACGCAATTTCGTGAACATCTGCCGCTTGATGCGCCCCTTTTTAGTCCGCGCCGTGACCTTTCGCGGCTCGTAGCCGCTGCCGTCAGGGTTGCGCTGCAGCCGGATATTATTTTGCTGGTTCCGCCGCAGCTCCTGCGCCAGATCGCGCATCATACGCTGACGGGCAGCAGGCTCCAGATTCGCCAGCAGCGCGGCCAGCCACTCGTCCACCTTATGCAGATTATCCACGTTTCACCGTCCACATTTCTTCTGGCTCGTCAGGATCTGGCTCCGCCTCAACCGTTGAGATACCGCCATCGGTGCTGACCAGCACGCGCTCCGTCAACTGCAAGTTCAGGCTGATATCGCACACGTCGTTGCGCAGAATATCCACCTCAAAGGTGAACAGCTTTTCACGCAGCTGCGGGTTATTGATGGCATCCGGCTGATTCGCTTTCAGCCACAGAAGCACCGGGGCCATCAGCAGGTTCTGGTCGCCGCTGAAATCTTCGATCACCACGTTCAGGGTGTAACGGTATTCCCACGACATGGACAGCGCACCAGTTGCCACCAGGGAACCGTTATCCACGAACAGATGCAGCTTGTCTGGGTTATCGCGCACATAAGGCACGGCTTTATTCAGGGCGCTGCGTAATGACTGCGGCTTGTTCACTGTCTCGCTCCTGGCACGCCACTATCGTGTCCACTTTGTCAGCACAGACCGCCCAGGCAGCCTCGGTTTCATCCAGCATGGCGTTCAGATCGCCGTTAGTGCCCGGCGCTGACGGATTCAGGCTGCACGGTGTCACTCTGGGGCAGCCATTCACGGTAAGCTGCACCTCCGGCGAGGGCCGGGCGCTCCCGCAGCCGGATAATGTCAGCAGGCAAAGGAGTATCAGCCCAGCGGCGCAAATCTTCGTTCTCACGTTTCAGTTCCTCAATCCGGTGCTGCCGGTTGCGCAGCAGCGCGGCGGTCTGCTCCGCCGCCGCATAAAGCCGCATCTGCGCCCGACTGTTGGTTTCAGTCAGAATGGACAGGCCGATCAGCTGGCTGTTTTTCTTCGCCAGTGCCTGCGTTTTAGTTGCCAGCTGTTCGCCTTGCGTTTCGATGGAGTGGTGGGCATTTTTCAACCGCCACGACTGCCAGCCCAGCACCGCCACTACCAGCGCCAGCATGACCGCCAGCGTGCGCGTCATACCCCTGCCCCTTTCAGGCACCAGGCCATTTCCCGCGCGCGGCGGTTATCCAGTCCCTGATTAAACACGCCTTTGACATACACCCAGCGCGGCAACTGGCGGCAGGCATCTGCCCAGCGCTTTTGATTCAGCAGTTTCACCAGCGTGGAGCTGCAAGCATTGCCGGTGCCGACGTTGAAGGCGAACGACACCACCGCGTCATAGACCTTTTGCGGCACGGATGACACCACGCACTTTTCCAGCGCCCGCTCCACCTGCAGCACGTTAGTAATAAGCCCCTGCGCCGCCTGTCGTTCGGTGATGGTTTTGCCCGGCGTCACGCCGGACGTGTTACCGATGCCGTCGGTCCAGACTCCCGCGCTGCACTGATACGGCTGCAGGCGACAGCCTTCGTAATCAGCAATCAGTTTCAGCCCCTCCACGGAGGTGTGCAGCGACTGAAAACCGGGCAGCGTGGCGGCGATAGCCAGCACCGCCCCGACCAAGCAGCGCTTAACGATTGAAGGATTCATACTCCCCCTGCGAGATTTTGCCGCCGCGCAGCAGTTTGAAAGACTGGTGTTTGTAGTACCAGTTGATCGCCAGCATCAGCACGCCAATCAGCACGCCGCCGACCGTTGAAGCATCCTTGAGCGACAGGTCGCCCAGCCAGGCCAGCAGCACGGCGATGCAGTAAGTGATAAAGGCGCTGACTCTCTCAAGCGTCATGATTCAGTCCCATAGCTGGACGGTCTGCGCGGTGGTCGATGCCGGGAGATCCGGCAGTTCCACCTGCAGACCGTGCGGTAAAAAGGGGCCATGCTCGGCCAGCCCCGGATTGGCACGTAACACCTGCTCCGTGACACCCTGCGTGCGCCCATAGTGACGCCAGCACAGCGCGTCCACCGTGTCATACTGGTGCGCACGCACTTTCATCAGATAAGCTCCACCGTACAGTGCGGCGCATCCTGCACCCGACTGATCGCCCAACGGGCATCGCGCCACAGGTCGCCGCTGGCCTCTGCCAGCTCTTCCCCGCGTTTCACTCCGGACGCCGTGGCGTCATAGTCCTGATAGCGTTCATTGAGCACGGCACGAGCCCAGCAATACACAGCGTTGTGATAGTGCTGGATGCGCTCGTTTTTGCCGTCGAGCACGTCCGCTGGTACATCAGCCAGTGCCTGAAAGCCGAGCATTCGCTGGCGGTTGCGGAAGTCGAACAGTTCGGCGTTCACTTCGGAAATAGCGGTCAGCAGCACCTGTTTTAAGCGCGGCTGCGTCACCGTGCCGTCAGTGCGCATCACGCTGCGAAACTCCGACAGGCTCACATCCGGCCAGAACGGCGTATTTTTGATGACCTCCGCCTGTTCCGGTGCCGGTTCGGGCGCAACAAACTTCATGCGGTCTTCTCCTGAATAAGTGGGCGGTGGACGGGATTTTGATGTGGCATTGCCTGTCGCCATCCCGTGCCGCCCGTGCGCGGGGCACGTTCCGTCAGCGGTCGTTGCGCAGTCTGCGCTCCAGCCGCTCTTTGTCTTTCTTCACACCGCAGCGGGAATCCAGCTGGAGCGCATGAGTCAGGTGATTCAGGGCTGATGCCGGGTTACTTTCGCTCAGCACCGCGCCGATGGCTTTGTGCAGGCGCGCCCGTGACTGGTCCGGCATATCCTGCCCGGTGGTCAGGTCCAGCGCCTGCAGCAGCAGGTCAGCGTCGAAAGGAGCAGCCGCCAGCATTGCGCTTTGCGCCGCGTCGGCCATTTCTTCGGCCAGCACGGTCTGCACGTTGCGGTTGCCGAGCGGCATCACCCAGCCATGGCGCAGGGCATGACGCCCGATTTCCAGCGCACCGGTATAATCCCCGGCATCGATACGCCACAACATCACGTACATCAGGACGTCATCCTGCTGCGCGCCTCCCGCTGCCAGCACGCCGTCCGCCCAGGCGGTGTATCGCGGCAATAATTCCACCTTGATTTGCGCCTTTTTGACCGTGGACTGAATACCCTTGAGACGGCGACGGTCTTCTGCCAGCTGGAGCAGCATCAGGTCATAGCCCGAGGCATGGCGAACACTGCCGCCCTCGCGGGCGGCCTGTTCAGCCTGAATGCGCAGGCGGTGCTGCCGTGCGGGACTCAGGCTCATGCGTTACTCCCCGGCGTCCGGTGCGGCAGGCACACTGAAATCACCAATAGTGATGTTTTCTACAAGTGCCGCGCAGCGGTAGTCCTCGACCACGTAGGCCTCATTCACCGATTCGAAGTTTTCAATGCGGTCACGTTTCGGGTTGTCGATAACCGAGCGGCGGCGGGTGTCTTCCTGCCAGTAGATGGACAAGTTATCCAGACGGGTGATCAGCACAGCGTTTGCCGGGAAGTACGGCGCGCGCACGGCCTGCAGACCGCCCATGCGTTTCTGGCTGATGATCAGATCGGCGGCGATTTTCTCGCTGTTCTCCTGCTCTTTATTGACCAGCGGGAAATACTTATCGGACAGTAGTTCACGGCCACAGATCACAACCAGCTCGTCATCGTCCTGGAAAATCGGGTCGATAAGCTCGTTGACCGCATCCATCACCAGCGCGTCCAGGTTGGCGTACAGGCCGCCCTTCCCGACTTTCACCGGTTCAACGGTCACGGTGCCGTCGTCTGCCGTTTTCGTGCCCAGCACGTTGTCTGGCGCGTCTTCGCGGATTTTCTGCAGCCAGCCCTTGTTCACGTCCTGCAGCAGGACGTTCTCGCCACGGTTAGAGGTTTTGGCGCGCTTCACACCGTTGAAGCCGATCATGATGCGGTCCAGCGCCTGGCGTTTGACGATGGCGTTGCGGATACGCACCTGGAAGTCCTGGAATTTGGCCCACAGATCCAGCTTCGCGTAGGTCAACACCGTGTCGAAGTTGGTCTGCTCGCACTTATACTCCACGTCCGCCATCAGCGTCGGATCGGTCGGTTCGCGCTCTTTGGTGGTGGTGTCCGTCGTTCCGGCAATGGTGCTGCCGACGCCCAGACCCAGCAACTGGCCGGACTGTTCAGCCACGCCCATCACGTTGATCAGCGTCAGAAACGCTGCTGACTGCTGAATTTCATCTTCCAGCGTCTGCGATACCGACGGCTCGACGGTGAACTTGCTGGCAAGTTCGGTCACGGCCACACCGTTCAGGCGCGCCAGCTGCTGCAGGTAGGCGTTAAAGGCAAAGCGAGTTTTCTGTTTCATGTGTTGGTTTGCTCCTCAGCAATTGGTCACGGTGCCTGTCGGGGCGTCACCGCCCGGCGCGCGCTGACGGTAGTCCCTGCGGCTGTCTTCGCGGTTGAGTTTCTGCTCAAGTTCGGCAAAAGCGGTCTGGTGCTCCTGCAGGGAGGATTCCAGCGCGGACAGGCGTTCGCCGTTTTCGGTCAGGGTTTTGGCGGTGCGTTCGCTCAGGTTCTGCTGCTCTGTGGCGACCAGCTCCACGGCCTGATGCACGTCAGAGAATCGCGCATCGTCGGTCTGCTCTTTTTTGGTGAACAGCGCGGTGACGCGGGCAAACAGGGAGGGCTTGTCGTCCTGGACTTCTTCCAGCTCAATAAGGGTTTCTTCGGCTGCAGAAAACAGGTTGTCCGGTTTCTGCTTGCGGTTCGCCAGTGGGTTGTGGGCAGCACTGGCGCTGAACGCCAGCATCTCGGTGCCGAGGCTCGCCGGATCATCGGTTGCGGCAAGTCCCACAAGATAGGCTTTGCCGGTGTCGGCAAATTTGGGGCTGACCTCCATGGAGGTGAACAGCTTCTGGCCTTTTTTGACCAGTTCCACCAGTGAGGTGGTCGGCTCCACGTCGGCGTACAGCGCCATTTTTCCGGCCAGCGGTCCGTCCTTGATTTCTTCGGCAACCAGCGCCGTCACCTGGCCGTAGCGGTTAAAGGCGCTGTCCGGGGAGTAAGACTTGATGTGCTCAAGGTTAATCAGCGCGGTATAGACCGTCGGGTTGTAGCTCGCCGCCATCTGTTCCAGCCATTCACGCTGGATTTCGCGCCCGTCGGTGGTGGCACCTTCCACCCCGATGCGGAAACGCTTTGCTTTCACTGTCATGAGCCGTGCTCCGTTAGAAAACTGTCTGGAGCCTTATGGTTGCGGGGATGGGGGGAGTGAGACAACGCGCGGCGCTTGTGCCTTTCGCCATACAAAACGAAGCCGGAGAAAGCTGTCAGTCAAGGCCGTAGGCTTGTGCCATGGATATGACACTGACCCCCGCAGACCTCGATCCCCGTCGACAGGCCATGATGCTGTACTTTCAGGGATACCGCGTAGCCCGCATTGCTGAAATGCTGGGCGAGAAAGTTGCAACCGTTCACAGCTGGAAGAAGCGCGATAAATGGGGCGAGTACGGGCCGCTGGATCAGATGCAGCTCACCACCGCCGCGCGCTACTGCCAGCTCATCATGAAGGAGCAGAAAGAAGGGAAAGACTTCAAGGAGATTGACCTGCTGGCGCGCCAGTCCGAGCGCCACGCCCGCATCGGCAAATTCAACGACGGCGGCAATGAGGCCGACCTCAACCCCAACGTCGCCAACCGCAACAAAGGCCCGCGTAAACAGCCAGAAAAGAACCTGTTTACCGACGAGCAGATCGAGAAGCTGCAGGAGGTATTCCACGACTCGATGTTTGCCTACCAGCGCCACTGGTGGGAGGCAGGCAACCGGCACCGCATCCGCAACCTGCTCAAATCTCGCCAGATTGGGGCGACCTTCTTCTTTGCCCGCGAGGCGCTGATTGACGCCATCACCACCGGGCGAAACCAGATTTTCCTCTCCGCCAGCAAGGCGCAGGCGCACGTCTTCAAGCAGTACATCATCGACTTTGCCAAAGAGGTCGATGTGGAGCTGAAAGGCGATCCGATGACGCTCAGTAACGGCGCGTGTCTGTACTTCCTCGGCACCAACGCCCGCACGGCGCAGAGCTACCACGGCAACCTGTATCTGGATGAATATTTCTGGATACCGAAATTCCAGGAGCTGCGCAAAGTCGCCTCCGGGATGGCCATTCACAAAAAGTGGCGGCAGACCTATTTCTCCACGCCGTCCAGCCTGACCCACAGCGCTTATCCGTTCTGGTCCGGCGCGCTGTTTAATCGGGGCCGCGCCAAAGCAGAGAAGGTGGATATTGATCTGACCCACGGCAGCCTGGCCCCCGGCCTGCTCTGCCCGGACGGACAGTATCGCCAGATTGTCACCGTGGAAGACGCGGTGCGTGGCGGCTGTAACCTGTTTGATATCGACCAGCTGCGCATGGAGTACAGCCCGGACGAATACCAGAACCTGCTGATGTGCGAGTTTATCGACGATCTAGCGTCGGTGTTTCCGCTCAGTGAGCTGCAGGCCTGCATGGTGGACAGCTGGGAAGTCTGGAGCGATTTTCACGCGCTGGCGCTGCGCCCGTTCGGCTGGCGTGAAGTGTGGATCGGCTACGACCCGGCGAAGGGCACGCAGAACGGTGACAGCGCGGGATGCGTAGTCATGGCCCCGCCTGCCGTGCCGGGCGGCAAGTTCCGCATTCTGGAGCGTCACCAGTGGCGCGGGATGGACTTTCGCGCACAAGCGGACGCCATCAAGAAGCTGACGCAGCAGTACAATGTGACCTATATCGGCATCGATTCCACCGGCGTCGGCCACGGCGTGTATGAGAATGTGAAAGCATTCTTCCCGGCCGTGCGCGAGTTTGTCTACAACCCCAACGTCAAAAACGCCCTGGTACTCAAGGCTTACGACATTATCAGCCACCGCCGTCTGGAGTTCGATGCCGGACACACCGACATCGCGCAGTCCTTTATGGCAATCCGCCGCGCCACCACCGCCAGCGGCAACCGCCCGACCTACGAAGCCAGCCGCAGCGAAGAAGCCAGCCACGCCGATCTGGCCTGGGCAACGATGCACGCACTGTTTAACGAACCGCTGCAGGGCGAAGCCGCCAATACCAGCAATATTGTGGAGATTTTTTGATGGGCAAGAGAAATAAAAACCGCGCTGCAGCCGCGCAAAGCGTTCAGCACAGCGGCGCGACAAGAGCAGAAGCCTTCAGTTTCGGCGACCCAATCCCGGTACTGGACCGCCGCGAGCTGCTGGATTATGTCGAGTGCGTGCAGATGGACCGCTGGTATGAGCCGCCGGTGAGTTTTGACGGACTGGCGCGCACCTATCGTGCAGCCGTGCATCACAGCTCACCGATTGCCGTGAAGCGCAACATTCTGACCAGCACCTTTATCCCACACCCGCTGCTCAGCCAGCAGGCATTCAGCCGCTTCGTCCAGGACTATCTGGTATTCGGTAACGCCTATCTCGAGAAGCGCACCAACCGGCTCGGCGGCATTCTGTCGCTGGAGCCGTCGCTGGCCAAATACACCCGTCGCGGCGTGGATCTGGATACCTACTGGTTTGTGCAGTACGGCATGACCACGCAGCCATATGAGTTCACCAGAGGCAGCATTTTTCATCTGATGGAACCTGATTTGAACCAGGAGATTTACGGCTTGCCGGAATACCTCTCCGCCATCCCCTCTGCCCTGCTGAACGAGTCCGCCACCCTGTTCCGCCGGAAATATTACATCAACGGCAGCCATGCGGGGTTCATCATGTACATGACCGACGCCGCGCAGAACCAGGAGGACGTGAATAACATCCGCCAGGCCATGAAAAGCGCTAAGGGGCCGGGTAACTTCCGTAACCTGTTTATGTACTCGCCTAACGGCAAAAAGGACGGGATTCAGATCATCCCGCTGTCAGAGGTCGCAGCAAAAGATGAGTTTCTGAACATCAAGAACGTGAGCCGGGATGACATGATGGCAGCTCACCGCGTTCCGCCGCAGATGATGGGGATCATGCCGAGTAATGTTGGGGGATTTGGGGATGTGGAGAAGGCCGCGCGTGTTTTTGTACGTAATGAATTGCAGCCATTGCAGAAACGTATGTGCGAACTGAACGAATGGATTGGGGATAAAGTAATAAACTTTGAGGCGTATCAGCTCTCAGTTGAGCAATAACATTCAAAGCAGACTAGCCAGCAAAACTAACCTATAGATCCGGATCTATAGGTTTATGATGTAGTGATACTGGATAATGCACGACTTGATAATCAAGTTTACTTACAGTATGAAGATGCTGGCTATAAAAAACCAATGGATTCTTTTGGCAATCAATAATATTGACAGATTTACAAGCATGAATTTTGGGAGCATTCTTTGATAAAAATGTTTTCCATGAATCCATCATATCAGAACAGGAAACATTTTTTGTATAAATAATCAGACCGCCCGAAGAACTATTAATGGTCCCAGTACTATACCGCTCGGTAAGTTGCGCATAACCTTTAAAAAGATATGTATATGAAGAATGTTTTTTTGCTTCCCCATGCCAGATATAATCAGCAAGTGTAATAGATATATCACAATGCCCTCTCTGATTCTTCTCGTGACTAGCTTCAAGACCCAGATATCTATTTTCAACATACGAAAGCAAATATAGAGTTAACTGATCTTCAGAGAGATCAAATGTAATTTTATTGCCATTTTGCTCTAATTTACTTACAGCATAATCCAGTTCCTTTCGAACAAGACTGTTGAAATTAGAATAGGATTCCAACGCAAATTGAATCCTTTGAATGGCAAAATGAACCTTCTGCAAATGAAAGTTTTTCTCCAAATCATCCAGACTTGTAAGCATTAGCACGCCCCTTCTCTTGTGAAACTAATAACTGTAAAGAAAGGAAATACATACTTTTTGTAGTCTAGCACTATCTCACCAGTATATGGATGTTCTAAACCTTGATTATCTTCAGCATCAATAACATCAGCAATACTTATATTAATTGGTGCGAAGCCATCGTCTATAAATTGATAGTTTAACTTCAGAAAATTAACTTTTGGATTACACAAAACCTGGATAGCTAAGTAAATATCATGTTCATCCACATTAGCCTCACCCTTATTCGAAAGCGCTATATCAAACAAAAGGTTATAACTAATAAATATATTAGGGGAGCGGGATGCTAACTGAGCAAGTTTCTCATGAAACATGCACGCCAAAACCCCCACTTCTGGGCGTTCGGAGCATATGTCTTGTATGGTCTTTGCCAAGTTAACATCCTTCATATTTGTCTCCAGCTATAGTATCAGCTTCGTAAGTGTTTCGAAATCATCACGAGAGATACATTTACTAAGTATAGCAAAATTCACTGGTGAGCCTGAGCTTCCACCAAGGTACCGTCTTAGCGTTCCTGGTATCGTAAGTTCTACATTGTCGGCTAACTGTAGTAAAGGATTTGTTCGTTCAACCCTGATGCCTATCCTATAAAGTCCGATATTACCTACAGCTTTAATACCTTCTTGATTGAAGATATCTTGTCTCAAATCTTTAGAAGAGTCCGTTTTTCTTTCCTTATGTGTTGTCCCTTCAGGAGTAAGGAATGAAAGCTCAAAAACTTTATAATTGAGAGTCGAATATGGTTTTTGATCTTGTTTAAAAATTGGATCAATCAAATGGAAGAAATCTCTTTCCTTTGACGCAAACTCTGCTCCTAAAAAATTATAAAGTTCTCTTACTACAGTACTCTTTGCAAACAAGACGCTCTCGCCTATTGTATTAGCACCTGCATCTATCAAAATAGAAATAGTAGAGTTGGCTTTATCAAATATACATACATCAAAACATTGATGCTTTTCTTTTTTAGTGGCAATAATTTCTTCGTAGCCACTATACTGCGGTAAACTTTTAGGCGAAATCCTCTCTCTAATCTTTTGTTCTCTAACGGAACTAAAAAGAGCTAACGCCTGATTTCCGCTCTCAGAATAATGAACCAAATTTAGTTTATTCTTTCCAGACGCATTAATTTCCTGCTCAGAAAGAATTACATCCGAGGCGACAGAAGGCTGTGTAGATAAATCCCATTCTAATTTCATAGCTTTCGTTAGCGATGGAATTATTTGATTATCAACTTCCATACTAAAAAAAGCTTTATCGCCGTATACTAATTGCCCGAATATTAAATTATTTACAGACTGAATGATGTCATTGAATTTATTTAAATTCTTTTCTTTTAGTTCTGTTAATTCTTCCAGTACTTTTTCATGAGTTGCATCTCTACCTTTACCACGAGCTAACCCAAGAGCTGAAATAACAGGTTTTGCCACGTTCCATGGAAATCTCGTGATTAGTGTCAAAATGGACTTCATTTCTGCTTCACTAAGTACTACTGGGACATTTCCTGTCATCTTAATTACCTGTTGAAATTGCAACACAAGGTCGTCTTCGGGAGATCAATGGGAGTATTCCAATAACTTACCCAGGTATAGGAGCGCTTTCAAGTCTATGCCTATCTTATGTCTAGCAGCGCACGTTTTCATCTGAGCGCGCGCTCGTATCCCCGCCACGCCTGCCCGCTTTAAGGAGCGTTTTTCATGCATATGCATTACATACGTAAAGGCCCGCCAGTTCTGGCGGGTCTCAGTAAAACTGATCCTCAAACGATCATGCGATTTCATGCGGCATAGCCATGCATAACATTGCTATCAGCCATGAACACCGTTGTGTCTTTATTTAGAAACTATTTGATTCGTCAAAACCAGAGATCACTGTATAGGAAATAGACGAGTTATCCGCGTTGCTTACCTTAAACTTTGCACCTTTGTAAGTAATAATGTCACTGGCTTTGGAATCTACGGAAAAATCAGTTGTAAAAGCTGCACGAGCCATATCGTTAGCGAACTCGCGGTAAGTAAACTTCATTACTCCACCTGCATTACCATTATATTCTATTGTTTTAACAAGAGAATTATCCACTCTACACAGTCCATCAGATACCCGTTTAATAGATATTTCGGCAGCGGTATAAGATGTTCCGTTTGGTGGTGAGATTTCATTTTTAGCAGAGTTAAAGCTCACATAGTCAACATAACCGCCAACTTGACCATAAATATTTTTTAAAGCCACAGCCTGAGGGTTCTGATGGTTACGATATACGCCATTTCCTACATTGCAGTAAGTGCCAGCAGCAATAGATGACATAGCCCCATTAGCGGCCCCTAGTTCCAAAACATCAGTTTTTATCCCAGTTGCAGACTTGATTATTGGATTGCCCATATATGCCGTAGCAGTCTGCCCTACAGCCGGTTTGACAACCTCCACTGGAGTTCCCACAGGACGAGAAACATTTTGAGCGCAACCAGTCAAAATCCCAGCAAGAGACATCGATAAAATAATCTTATTGATATTCATATTTTCCCTATATATTTTTTGATCTTACGGTACTACATCGTTACCAATCATATTGTCATAGAAGGGCGTCATCAACTTCCTGGTGAGACATAAATCTTGAAACATTGCCCAGAAGCCCCACATCAGAACATCGAGGCATCAATCTCCCAGCCTGCTGCATAGTTTCCATCACTCGCTTTTTGTCCTAATCCGGTTTTAAGCCGCTTAGTTCAAGGCCATTAGCGCTACCTTTACGAATGTGAGTTGCTGTTTTGAGAAACAATGGACGCAAAATACGGTAACGTTCGGATTCAAGTACTACCAGACTAGCCAAGCTAATCTTCTACTTTTTGTCGATGATTGTTTGAATGCGCATAAAGATTTACTTTAACTGGTTACATCCATTGACCGGCTGTATTCATGAGCACGAATTTTCGCCATCAACTCATCAGTCAACTCAGAAACCCACTGGATAGCCAGTCGCTTCTCTTCATCATCACACTCACTAGCCGCTACAAGCTTGATAAAGAAATCAATACGCTGGAGCTTTAGCGACTCCAAAAGATAGTCCTGCATCTTCCCTCCTGTTCATACTACTGGATAAATAACTGTATATATATCCACTGGTTATAAATACAGTATAGAATTAATTTCCATTTGTAAAATGCTTTTCTATCTTTCAATCACATGCTACCCAGCGAATCACTCAACAACGCTAATCTGGCAGTATTCACGAGTACCACTGACGCCATTTGTCATCCTCCTGTAGTCGCTGGTTCCGGTAGAACAGACGCAACCCGGCACCAGATGGCAGGCTGCCGCCACGAAGAAGCAGATCCACTTCCGTTTCGCTGGTATCAAAGCCCCTGGACATCAGTTCGGCTTCAATCTGCAGCCGTTGGTGTTCCGTTATTTCCTGTTTGTACCCTTTCCGGTGCTTCGGTTTGACCAGCCGCAACCCCGCGGTCAGCTCTCGCAGCTCCTTTTTGCTCATATTCTCGAAGTCCGGCAGCGCTGCGGGTTCTTCGCTACCCGTTAATTCGCCCCCTGTCTGGTACATTTTTTCAACAGAGGGACAGTTATTGCCACGAGTCCAAGGGGCGCTAGCGCCCTGGTCGGCTGACGCCTCCTGAACGTCAACAGCCTTACGAACCATTTTCCACTTCATTGCGTGCGTGCAGATCCGGCCCTCAACGATCGGGGACCAGATGCCATAGATACGGATACCGTGATCGCCGTAGGTTCCCGGTTCGTCGTTCAGCTCGTATGCGGTACGAATAAGGTGATGTTTGCGGGGAACCAGTACGCCGCCCTGCTTCATGATGTAGGTAGCAAAGCAGCCCGCATCAGCCGCAGCTAACACGGCATCAAGCCGCGCATTTTCCAGCACCGGCGCACCTGCTTTTTTATCGCCCTGCGCTCTTGCGGCCTGCCCGGCCAGCAAACGCAGTTCCCGGTATGCCTGACGCCCTGGAATACCGAAGAAACGGAACTGTTGGACGCGGTGAAGCGATGCCCAGGCACTGACGTGCTCTGCACTGTCGCGCAGTGATTTGCCGGTTTCTTTGCTGATCTCTTTTGCCAGCCCGCGCCCGTCGATGTTCTTACTGATGTATTTGGCGATGTAGCTGGTCGGCGTGCCTTTGCGCGGGTTGATGAGTTCAGACTTGAAGCGCGGGCAGGTATTGTTGCCCAGCTCGGCACGCTCCTCGCGAATCGCGAATTTACGCAGCAGCGCAGTGAGCGTGCGGCGGTCTTTTTTACGCATGAAACACAGCAGATGCCAGTGCACAGTGCCGTCGTGGTGCGGCTCGGCAACACGCACGCCATACCAGCGCAGACCGGCTTTGTGCATGGCCTTGCGGAATGCGGCGAAGGTTTCAACCAGATAGTCACTGCTCTGCCGGACCGTTTCGCTGGTCCACTTCGGATTGGGCCTGCCGTTGTTAAGGGTGGCGTGGAAGCGCGACGGGCAGGTGATGGTATAGAACACAGCGCAGTCGCCGCGCATTTCTGCGATCAGCTCCAGCCCTTTCACACAGGCCATCATTTCATTACGACGGTGTGCCGGGTTGCTGCTACTGGCATTCACCACATCTTCCATATCCAGCGTGTCACCGTCGGTATTGACCAGCTCGTGCGACTGGAAAAACTCCAGCGATTTACGGCGCTGCTCGCGTTTGTGGATGACGGCTTCATAGCTGACGTACGGGGAGGCTTTCTTGTTGACCAGGCAAACAGCACGCAGCTGTTCTTCCCGCCACTCGCAGCGCGTCTGCCATAGTTTGCGATACCACCAGTCTGCACACAGCATCCGCGCCAGCGAACCCGGAATCAGGTCATAGGGCACGGGCTTGCGGCGGCGTTTCTTGCAGCGCAGCTGTTCAAAGGCAGGCGGAATGACATCAAGACGCATAGCCTCTGCCGCTACCTTTTCCCATGACTGGCGAATTTGTTCCGGTTTGACGTCATCAGTCACAAACAGATCGCTGCAGGCCGCATCGAGACACATGCTCATATGTGCCGCAACCAGCGTGGACAGTCGCTTAACCTGTTCCTGATTCATTTCGGGCAGTATCAGCAGCCCCTCCAGCCCTTCATGGCTCGCCATAAACCGAAATGAGGCAGACACCTGACTTTCACGCACGCGATCCAGTCGCTCAAGACACGGCCTGATAGTTTCGCGCAGATAGCGGGAATAAGCCTTTGGCCTTCCCAGTCCCTGAAAGAATTTAATTCTTTCGAGGAGGGGTTTGCTGACATGGGTGGGTTCGGCGCTGACGTTGGCCAGAATCACCAGATCGGGATTAAAGCGCTGCTGCTCGCGCGCCATTTTGGCGCGGCTGATGAACTGGTCCTGTTCCATTTCACGCTGAACAGGATCGCGGGACTCATTGAAGAAATATCGTTCCCAGACCTCATCACTCAGCGCCTCGCGGCGCAGCTGTTCCTGCTCGTTGTCCGCAGCGTAGAGAGTGATCAGGTTTGAAAGCGCAGACACCGGCGCAAATTCCACCGGGTCCAGATAGGGATTTACTACTTTTTTCGGGGCGTTCCATGAGAAAACCCCGGCGGCCTCAGTCGGGCCGCCTTTGTCGTTAGTGAATTCAGGCATCACTCACAGGCTCCGAAGCTCACAGCGCGCCTCGGGTGTAGTGCTTCCCTTTCAGCTCAGCAATTTCCTGGCACGTCACGCAACACTGCACGCCAGGAATAGCTTGTCTGCGGGCTGTTGGGATTAGTGTGTCACAGTCGATGCAAAGAACGCGGGCGATGCCCGGCTTTCTGGCGCGAGCATTCTGGATATGGCGCTGCAGGTTTTCTTCAACGCGCTGCTGTACGAGATCCATGGAATCAGCCATCAGTGCCAGTCTCCGCGTGATTCAGCTTCATAACGGGCAACTTCACGTCGCAGCAGTTCTGCCGCCTCCACTCCGTTCATTCCCTCTTTCAGGATGTGGATCGCTAGTGCCTCCATGCGGATGGAAACGGCAAAGGCGCAACTTTTACGCTCATCCAGGCGAGTCTCGTTAAACAATTGGAATAAACCGGCATCATCCGGTCCGGTTTTGGTGGTACGGGTTTCACTATTTCGCATAATCAATTCTCCTGAATTTGGGCAAAAGAATGCCCGGCGGGTTTACGCCATTAATTTCTGTTTTGAGTTAATTCGGCATGGTTAGCCGTTTGGGAAATAAGCTCACCACTGCACGAAAATGATTCATTGCTTTAATCAGTTCCCGCGTTTCGTCAGTGGTCAGCTCATTAATATTGACGCTGTGACGTTCTGCCGGAATTTTTGCCATGAAGAAAATGGCGGCCAGTGCCCTCTCGTTCTGTTTGTGGTTAATGTCGCGGGGATCGCGCATCTCATTAATAAACCGTTCCAGCTCGTGCTCAATATTCAGACCAAACACTTTTGCTCTCAGCTCCGCTATGTGGTTCAGCCCATTCAGGCGCTGACCGGGACTCAGGGGAACAGTCGCTGCAGGACCTTCAATAGCCATGGTTTCCCCTGTTGGATAGTGGACAGGTCGGCCAAAAGTGCATCCTGCGAGCGGCACGGATGCCAGCGCTTACCATCTTTCCCCATGATCCAGCCATGGCCGCAATGCATTGCCGGGCTTTGCTTAACGAGAAGCGACGCAAATGAGGGTTCATTGTTCAGCATAAACACCTCAGCTCAGCCCAAACGAAGAACCAAGGCCCGTCACGGTATCGACGACACTGGCCATTGCAGGGTTAGCCTGTAGCCGCGCCTGCAGAGAAATAGCGGTAAGTGCCATCAGCCGAGTAACGGAGTTGACGCTTTCAACAACCTGGCGGCGGGTGGTCGCGTTCAGTTGAACACCAGAAACAGCACTTGCAGCGACACGGCCGATCTCGGCGGTGGCTTTCAGGACGTACTGCGGCATTTTCTCCCGTGCAACTTCATTGGTTGGTACACATGGCAGGCAATGGATTTGCGCCAGAAATCCATCAACCAGCGTTGAGTCTTCGGTAATATCGGTCAGCAGCCAGATTTCTGGCGCAGTGAGCTGGTGCGGCTGCTCTGGATTGAGCTTATTACGCAGGGTTTGAACATTCATACCTGCTCGTTCTGCCAGCTTCGCCATGTTGTGGCGTAGAGCAAAGGCCCGGCAGGCTTCATCAAAGTGTGGATGTTTGGAGATCTTATAATCAAACATGTTAGCCCCTTCGAAAGTTCTCATAATGGAACTTACTGACCAACAATGACGCGGAAGTTGGAATGACCAAGAGATTCGCGCATACGATCAGTTTTATACATCGCATAGCGCAGGCATACCCGGCCTTTGTTTTTATCCTTTTTCACCATGTATTTAGCGAGCTGACCATGGTGGATTTTTTGATAAACAGAGCCACGGGAGATACCTTCCCATTCTGCGAACTCTGCAGGCGTGGCCATCTCTTTTGGTACACGAATTGAAATATCAGTACTCATAGTGCAGTATCTCTCGATTAAGGTTTGGTTTACGTCGTTTTATCTTGTTTTATTTGATTCAATAATTGATACATCGAGATACTACGATCCAATATTTGATACGTCAATAGGGTTGAAAAATGATACACGTTAAAGCAGGCGAGAATACTGGGGGTCGAGAGGCCATCCATAGGCTCATAGCTGCCTACGATTTTAAGTCCAGGCAACAGCTGTGTGATCATTTAGGTGCATCAAAAAGCACTATGGCAAACAGATACTTAAGAGATAGTTTTCCGGCTGAATGGGTAATTCAGTGCGCACTAGAAACTGGCGTTTCATTACTTTGGCTGACCACTGGCCAAGGTGAACCAGGTTCAAATATTGATTCAAAAAAAGATATCAATTTCGTGAACCCTGGCAAAGTTAAGCACCTTTCAGACCTTGTTTCTCCTGAAATAGACAAGGCGACTCTCATGGGTGGTTCCTTGGTTGATGCGGGTAAAGCGATTATTGATAGCAGCCTGATTCCTTCAGAATCCAGTGATCTGCTTTTGGTGAATACCGACGGTGACTCTTACATGGTTGACCGTAGCCAAATGCCGCCAGTGAACGGAATGTGGCTGGTTGATATTGATGGGATCAAAAGCATCGTTAAACTCACTCGCCTTCCTGGCAACAGATTAGTGGTACATCAAGATGACTCCTCATTTGAATGCAGCCTAGATGATCTTGAGATACTTGGCAGAGCCTTAAAAATCATTAAGAGCCTTTGATATGACGGTAAGGAAGCAGCCGAACGGGAAATGGCTATGTGAGTGCTACCCGAACGGGCGAGACGGTAAACGCGTGCGCAAGCAATTTGCGACTAAAGGCGAGGCCATAGCATTCGAAAACTTCACCATGGATGAAGTGAGCAAAAAACCATGGCTGGGAGAAAAGGAAGATCGGCGGCATTTGTCAGAAGTGATAAAACAATGGCACTCACTCTACGGGCAGACGCTTGCAGACCCCAAACGCTTAATGGCAAAACTCAACATTATTTGTAATGGCCTGAGCGATCCAGTTGCTTCAGAGTTAACGGCAGGCGATTTCACAAAATACCGGGAAGCGCGGCTAAAGGGGGAAGTGCGAAATGAAGATGGCGCGTTTATGTCGCCAGTTAAGCCACGAACGGTAAACCTTGAACAACGCAACCTATCATCGGTTTTCGGTACGCTGAAAAAACTAGGCCACTGGTCAGCCCCTAACCCCCTCGCTGGACTGCCAACATTTAAAATCGCTGAGGGCGAACTGGCGTTCCTGGCCCCAGAAGAGATCAAGCGCCTGCTTGCTGCGTGCGCTGATTCTCAAAGCTCGAGCCTGCTGATGATTGCAAAAATCTGCCTAGCAACCGGAGCACGCTGGAGTGAAGCCGAAAACCTGCATGGCCATCAATTATCAAAATACCGGATCACTTATACAAAGACCAAGGGCAAGAAAAACCGAACGGTACCCATAACTCAGGATCTGTATAACGAACTCCCTAAAAACAGAGGGAAGTTATTCACGCCATGTAGAAAGGCCTTCGAACGTGCAGTAACGCGAGCCGGAATTGATTTGCCGGAAGGCCAATGCACTCACGTACTTCGCCATACCTTCGCCAGTTACTTTATGATGAATGGAGGAAATATATTGGTATTAAGAGATATTCTGGGTCACTCAGATATCAAAATGACTATGGTTTACGCTCATTTTTCACCAGAACATCTTGAAGATGCAGTTACAAAAAACCCACTAACTAATTTATACAAATAAAATGACCACAATCAAATTAGCAAGCAAATCTTTAACAGAGTTATTAGATAAGTTATTTTCTGACGAATCGCTAAACCCTCCATTTGAATTAAAGAAAGATATTGTCTCTGACTTCAACGAGCGATGTGAAAAATTCATAGAACTGATTGAAGACTATTCACTAAGTAACAATACAAAGCTTAAAATTGACTTACTTTTGAGTAGAGTTAATGAATTGAAAGATGGAATAGAAATATGCCTGAAGAAATTTTTATCCGGTGATATTAAAGCAGCATATGAATGTTTTGAGTTAATGCTTGAACCTGATAGAATCAACAAACACATTCTACATGTTACGGTGCCATTAAAGTCGATTTGTAACGACAAAAAACCTTTGTATCGTGTACGAAAATCTGATGTCCCACTATCAACCAGAACTGATATTTTTCATATTCCCTTTTCAAAACGCCATCTGGTTAGCGCTCAGAGATATTCAGTTGCTGGCCTTCCATGCCTGTACTTAGGAACATCTTTGTACGTTTGCTGGCAAGAAATGAAGAAACCTGATTTTGATAAATTATATATTTCAGCTTTCACAACAGAGGATTCAAATTCCAGGATTCTAAATTTCGCACCTAGTTTGTTAAATGCAACTTACAAAGATGATGAATCAACCACATCTCTGGTACAAAGAAAAGCATCCTATCTAACACTATGGCCGTTAATAATTGCCTGTAGCTTTATAAAAAAACATGACAACTCACAATTCATGCAAGAATACATAATTCCAAATTTGCTAATGCAATGGATAAGCCAGCGTATCCAATCACCTATTGTAGGAATATCCTATTTTTCAACTCGAATGAAAAAAACCAAAGATTCATTGAAATCAATAAATGTTGTATTCCCACCCAAATCTACATATAAGCAAACCGAAGATAATGATTATAGCCCCCGCCTATCTTCACTATTTGATTTCACTCCTCCTGTGTCCTGGCAAGTATTGAAAACATTAGACTACCAAAATTTCGGTGATAAAACTGAAGAACAAATTGAAGCAATGAATCACTTAAAGTTTCGAGAGAAACGATTTGGAATCACGGATTTCGATGAAGATCTTGTGAAACTGTACCCTCTGACAGACTTTTATAAGCTTGAAGTATGCATCGATAGCCTTTTCGATTACGACAAAATCGACGCAATGACTTAGTTTGATTGGCGGCAATCTGGCGACAGAGAGTTAAAAACGCATAAAGCAGACTAAAACGATGTAAGTATAATCGCTTGATAAATATGGTAATTAACTGTTTTCATTAGAGTTAAAATGGTATGTAGGAATTTCGGACGGGGGTTCAAATCCCCCCAGCTCCACCAAAATTCTCCATCGGTGATTACCAGAGTCATCCGATGAAGTCCTAAGAGCCCGCACGGCGCAAGCCCTGCGGGCTTTTTTGTGCCTTGAATTTGTCCCGCGAAGTCCGAACTCAACTAATTAAATCCAAACCTTTTAGGCCCAATAAGCCCTGTCGTAAAACACCCCAATCTCCAATGCTTCCTTCTCCCCCATCGCGCAAAAAGAAAATCCAGCGATACCCATAAACGCCCCCGCGTCACTCCATCCTTTTATCCAGAATGGTGCTAATCCAGATCCAAACTAAACAGTCGACTCAGAGCGGTCTTGCCGCTGCGGGTTACGGTTACTTCGCGATAGCCCTGCGTGTGGGTGATCCACTTTTTCTGCAGTAACAGCGTCATGAGTGCCTGCCCCGCATCCCCGCCCAGATGAAAACGTCGTTCGCTCCAGTCGAGGCACGGGCAGCAAGGCTTGCGGCGCGGACGCGGATTAAGCACTGCGCCAATACGTTGAAAATGCGCTTTCCCGGCGGGCGTCAGCGCATTGCCGTCAGCCTCAATCCAGTGGTCATGGAGCATAAAATCATAGATGTTTACCGCCAGTTCGCCGGCCAAATGGTCATAACAGGTTCGGGCGTAACGTAAAACGACCGGCGTAGTCGGGGTAAAAGCAGTCTGGCTGCGCATGGAAACGCTCATGAGGTTTTCCAGCAGCCCAGCGATATGATGGCCCGCCAGACTGTAATAGCGGTGGCGTCCCTGCGTCAGGCAAATCACCAGCCCGTTGCTGAGAAGCCGGGCAAGATGTCCGCTGGTGGTGGAGGCAGCGATGCCCGCCACCGCACTGAGTTCAGTGGCTGTCCACGCGCGCCCGTCCATCAGGGCGCACAAAATAGTGACCCGTGACGGGTCAGAGATGGCGGAAGCGACCAGTGACATGGATTGTTCAAGAGACGCATCCGGCTCACTGTCGTGTTCGTTGTGAAGAACTTTCATGCAGCGTGTATTGCCCATTTTTGGGTGACTTCAGCCGCCCGGATATCGTCATCCGTGAGCAGAATAAGCCGGTTATCGTGATCGCTGTACTGTACCAGAATGCGAATGCCATTCTGTGCCAAAGTATCCGCGATTTCTCCCAGCTCGCCCGGCTGCTTCTGGGGTAATTTCCTTATCAGCGGACGCGACAACTTTCTCACGTCAAAGCCTGCGTCAGTCAGAACCTTGCGGGATTTTTCGCCGTCTTCTATCAGAAAATGCGCGTGCCCGCCGTCCGGAGTCGTAAATACTCCACCCCCTTCCAGCCCGACACCGTTAAGACCGAGCACGCGTCCGAAGGAAGCCAGCGAATACGAAGTATTATCGAGCACAACGTGAATGTCATACATGTTGTTGCGCTCCTTTGCTCGAAGATGTCTCGGACGAATAATCACGAAATACCCGGGCCACGCGTATTCTGTAGTATGAAAAAATCGACTGTTTGCCCTCTTTCTGGGCTGCCAGATGCATCATATTCTGCTTCCATCCGGCGACGGCCTCCTCATCTTCCCACCATGATAACGAGAGAATTTTTCCGGGCGTGCTCAGGCTCTGGAACCGTTCAATAGAGATAAATCCCGGCGTGTCCGACAACAACGGCTTCAGTTCTGCCGCCAGTTCAAGGTAGCGCTCGCGCGCTTCGGGTAGTGCGTCTGCCTCAAAAAGTACTGCGATCATCTTGCTGCCCTCTCATGAATTTCACTCAGCGTATTGCCGGTAAAAAGGGGATGCTTCGGCCAGCGCCGAAGTATCCCGGTGAT